CAGCGTCCCGATGCTCATTTGATGGGACTGCCGAAAACCTGCCACCCCAGTACGAGAAACAGGATGAACGGAGCCGCCGATATCCCGGCCACCGGCCAAGGCTGCGCCGCTGACCTCCACCAAAATCCGTAACCGACCACCCACAGCAACATCAAAATCCAGAACAGCAGTCCGAGTGACATGGTGTCTCCTTCACGGGTACACGGTCAAATACAGCAGCGCGACGAACAGCCCGCCGACGATTATCGCCAACAGCGCCCACAGCAGATAATCTACGACGGACTGTTTCACGTCTCCGTTAGTCCCTGCTCTTGATGGTCAGCTTGAACAGGATGCCCTGCGTCGCGCCTTCCATCCTCACCGTCGCGCTGTAGGGCGTGTTGGGTTTCGATGCCTTGTCCCCGAACTGGTAGGTGAGGCTAGGGATGGCGACCTTCACCGTGCCGAGAAAATCAGCGTGCATCACGGCGTCACCGTTCTGCTGCGGCTGCGTGATGGCGAGGTTGCTGTTGTCGGCAACCTTGTCCGGCGTGATCCACGTCGCCGTCACTTCCTCGCCATCGGCAAGCGGGCCGCTTTCCTTGACCACCTGTCCAGCGTTTTCCTCGTACTGACCAAAATCGACTGTCTTCATGTCTCTCTCCTTTGGTTAGAAATCAGCCGGGTTGCCCCGGCTGAGTTAGTGCTTTGACACTACTACTCCTGCTCTGCCCCGCCCTTCTTGCCCTTCTTGTGAGAAGGCTTGGTTTCACCCGCAGGTGGAAGCCAGACCTGCACTGGCAGCGTTCCGGGACCGTACCAGAGAATGGCCGCCTGCGAGTCGCCCGGCACGCCCGGTGGAATGGGCATCTTGTTCGGCGGCAGCAGTACGATAACGCCATCCACGCCTTCCTCTGCGCCTTCCGGTGGCTTCGGCAATGTGTGGTCCGGTCCGGCGGGCAGGTAGATCGGATTGCTTGGCACGAGGGGCGGCAGTCCTGCCGTCGGTGGCAGCGGCAGCGCATTGTCCGGCCGAGCAGGCAGACCCGGCGGGAACACGATGGGTCCGGTCGGGGGCAGACTGTTGTCCGGTACTGCCGGGAGCCAGATGGGGTGCTCCGGCACACCGGGGCCAACCGAGTCAGGCGGCAGTACGATGGGATGTTCCGGCGTGCCTACGCCCGCGATGGGGTGAGTCGGCACTCCGGGTTGACCTGGCTTGGGCGGTACGATGATGTCATCGATCGGTGTTACCAGTGCGAAAAACGGTGTGCCCTTTTCCATTACTTTCTCCTGGTGGTTACTTCGTCTTGTGCTTCACCGTAAGAATCTTACGGCCCGTGTCCGCCCGGTTAAATTCTTTCGCTACCTGGACGGGGATTCCAACCTTGGCAGCGAACTTAGGATCGTGCGCCGCTGCTGCCATTGTACGCTTTTGTTTTGGAGTCTTGCTAGGCATGTCTTTCTCCTTTCATGTGGTGAGCGCCTGCAACTGCACATCGGTGAGCCGCGTCGCGTAGAAACGCACGTTGCGGATGGAGCCTTGGACGGTCGCATAGCCCGCGCCGCCAACGATCACGTTTCCCGAATTCGGGTACGCGCCATAGGCACCCGTTGCCACCGCGCCGCCATTCAGACAAGCCGACGCGCTCGCCCCACTCCAAGCAGTCGTGCTCTTGTTCACCGCGCCGACAGTTCGCGCGTTGGCTGTTAGAAATTGGGCGGAGGGTGGCGGATAGATGCCAAACGTCTTTGGGATTTCGTAGTATTGCGAGTAGCCATTGTTGGCAGAGTGGGCAAGGACTACTGCCTGCTTCCCAAGCCACGCGCCGGGAAAATAGGACTCCGCATAGGTCGTACCCGTTGCGCCGTCGAGATTGCTCAGCATCGGGTAGCGCAGATTGTCCTCATTGCGCGTCACGCTCGCCGTTGTCGTCGACACATAGGATGACGCATCGCTCGCCTGCTCCACCTGCGCGCCCCAGACGAACATATTCTGCGAGGAGCCAATGTACGAGCCGCCGGTTCCCGCAACGTCGGAGCCGAGCGAGTAGATGATCGGGATGACGCTCGTATTGTCGGCAGTCCATGTGATCGAGCAGCGATACCATCCGACCGGCAACGCTTCGATCTTCGCCGTCGTCCCCGCTTCCTTGTTGCCGAGCGCGCCGGTCACCAGATTGAAGTTGGCCCAACGCACGGTGCCGACCGCCGTGGCAAGCTGCAACCACGTCAACGATCCCGCCTTCGCGTACACGCTGTAGGTGTAGACGGTGCCGCTGACTATCGTCATCCCCGCGTTCTGGATGATGCGGTGGAACGCATTGGTCGCGTCGTCGGTGAACCTGTCGGCGGTCTGCGAGCCGTCCGGTGCGCTGAAGTTGTCAGCGACGATGGCCGCGCCGGATTTCGTCCACGCCGCGTTGTCGAACGTCTGCGATTGCAGGCACAGGTTCGTCGCCTGATTCTCCGCGACGTAGCCCAACAAATTCGCGGCGGGGATCGCGGTGCCTGCGGCCTCGGTGACGATGTTGGCTGCGACGGAATTGCCGTTCGTGGTGCCGAAGTACTGCACGCCGTCCACACCGTTGCCGTGGTACGGCGCGGCGAGGACGCCACAGGAAACGTAATCCCCCGGCGCTTGATTCGCTGCGCCTGATACCGCTTCCAGTTGTGCCCCCCAGACCCAAACCGTATCCGCAGTGCCGACTGCGATGTCGAGGTTGCGCGTACCGAAACATAGCGTCGGCACATTTGCAGAATCGAATGCGGTTGTACCCGATGGCGTAATGCGATCCCAACCACCAGTCAACGTAATGTGCGCTACCGACTCGTTGCTCCCAATTGTTGTGCGAGTCCAGATGTTGAACGTCTGTCCCGCAGTACCTTTGGCATACACCGAGCCGCGATAACCCAGATTATCTGGAGTCGCTCCACTTAATTTGTTGGCACCGGCACCCGTACCGATGAACATCCATGAACCATTGCCCGCATTCGCGCCAAACACAACCTTGTCCGCAGTCATCGTGCCATCAGGGGCAAGCGTGTCATTGAGAGTCACCGTCACCGTACCGAAATCACTCAGCCAAGTAGACGCCCCGATCACGAAGTTTTCGCTGTTTCCAACAACATTCCGCACGCGCCGCGCACCTTGGAACCGCGCCTCGTTGGGAATCGCTTGCCGCAGGATGCTGTCGCAGTCCTTCACATAGGCAGGCGTCGCCCGCGTGAAGGTGAACACCGGATTGCCCGCCGTCACCGGGACGAGCGTCGTCGTCAGCGGCGCGTCGAACATCGCTGCGGGGCCGAACCCTGCGGGCGCGAACAGGATGCGACCGGCGCTATCGACCGGATTGCCGCCGTTCGATCCGGCCTGTGCGTTGTTGAGCGTGCCGTACACGGTGCCGGTGACATCCGTCAGCACGCCACCGCTGTTGAAGCACGGCACTCCGGGAGTTGCTTCAAGGGTCACGTACATAACGCCCTGATTATCACGGGCAATACCGCCAATCTTAGGCGCACTGGCCGGAGCGAAACCCTGCTGTACGAAGAGCGCATTGTCGCTTGCACGGTAGCGCAGCCCGGCGATGTACGGGTCCGCAGCGACGGGTATGCCAGTCGTGGCGAGCGCCTTGCCTGCAGAGTCCATGAACAATAGCAAACTCATAGCTTCACTCCCAGAACATAGGCGAGCAATGAAGTGACCATCAGCCCAATGAGCCACTTCATTACGATGGACAGCAACCGCACTTTCGCTTCAAGAACAGCCACCCGTGTCGGCAGCGGCAACTCCTCCGGCTTGGGCGTATCTACCATTCATGCTTCGCAGAAAAGTAGCGGTACGTTCGCGGGTGCTACCGGGATCGCATCCTGAAACGCGAAGAACGAAACAGTTCCCCGAGCAGCAACTCCGCTAAAGCTGCCACGCGACCACGGGAAGGTAGTGACCACCGCTGATGGATAAATCTCGCACGAAAAGTTCAGTTGCGGCGTAGTGACCGTGCCCCCGGCATTCACGTTAGCGCCGCGAGCAGTCTCATTTGGCGGCGGAAGGATGTTGCTCGTCGAGGCAACTGTCGTGCGCGAGCAAATCCAGAACAACATCTGGTTGGCCCGTGTCGGCGTGATGTCCGTGATGACGATGTTGGTGCTGGATGGGGCGAAGGTGAGCGACTGAACATCGACGGTGCTCCCTGCGCCCGTGACGTTGCCCATGATCCCGGCACTTTTCGGCGAGCCTCCTGTTATCGTCCAAGTGTAAGAAGCAGGCTCGCCCGCCGCGATCTTGTAGAAAACCTGATGGTTGTACTGCGAGTTCGGCTGGATGTCGTGCAGCTTTGTCCAGCCCGCAAGTGTCGCGAAAACAGTTGCAGCGTTGTCGGTGATTCCCGCAAAGACCAGAAGATCGCCGTCCGCCACGCCAGTGGGTTTGTTGATGACGAGCGAAGCACTGGCGATGTTCGCCGCTACATTAGAAATATTGCCGAATGCCTGCGCCATCAGTACACCGCTGCGTTCGCGAGAAGGTTACCACCGGTCACCGCTTCCAGCACCACCACCGCTTGCTTCAGCGTGCCTGCTGCGAGATCGGGAACCGTCGTCCCGAACGGCCACTTCACAGCAGCGGGCCATGTCACCGCGCCGAGATTGGTAGAGAGGAACGCAAGCCGCAGGATGTTGCCCACCGGCACGTTGTTGATCGCGCTCACCGTCACCGCACCGGAGATCGTGAACTGCTGCGATTGCCCGTTGGCGTAGTCGAGCGCCTGCGCGCCGGTGAAGCCGGTGGCGATGTTCGGCGTCTGCGTGTGCTGCTTACCCGTGACCGCACCCGTCGCCGTGACCGTGGCTCCAGTGACAGCGCCGGTCGCCGCGAGCGATGGCGCAGAGACTGCGCCGCCGAACGTCTCACCCGCCTTGTTCGCGGGCGTGTAGGTGAGCGCGGTGACGACATCGCTACCGATCATCGTCACCGCACCGGCACGCCCATTCCATGTCACCACCCCGCCGACCGTGCCAATCGCAGCAGTGATAAGTGCCTGCACCTGCTGAAGAGGCGTAGCGTGGAGATTGAGCGAGGCGTTACCGGAGAGAGCGAGCAGCCCGGCCATCGTGTCGCCCGCCTTGTTCACCGGAACATAGGGCTGCGCCGCTACGATATCGGCAGAGGTGAGCACCACCGCGCCCGTGCGCGCGTTGAATGAACTCACACCGGCTACTGACGAAGAACTCACTACAGCGCCGAGCAGCAACCACGATGTGTCGTTCCACATCAGCCGTGAAGGAACCGTATCCCTGCAATCCCCGGCGACGATAGCCGAGCCGTCTTCACGTAGTATCGGCCACTGCGGACCACCGTTGATGCTCAACGTCGGCGTCGTGGTCATGTTGGTCGTCGGGAACTGCAAGACAATCATCTGACCGTTGGCAAAAGCTGTAGCTCCAAAGGGCAGCGACGCCTCGTAGTGATCGTCCGTGCTGTCGCCGTCAATACAACGGATGATTGAACCGTTCTGGACTTGTGAAGCGCGGGCATATTCCGTGAGAGCGGCAGCAACGCCGACGCCGGTATGCTTGAATCCCGACATGGGCAGATTGCCGGTGGGCGCTGTCTGCCCATCCGATGCAAGCGAATTGGATAGCCCCTGCGCCACATCGTTCATCGTGGGGTTAGCCCAATTCGCATCTATGAGCGTGTCGGGCACCACCGGGTTCACACCCGGCACCAACGTGAACAGACCGTTACCGTTTCTAGGCATATTACTGCTCCCCTATTTTTCCGCCAGATCTACAGCGCCGGTGATGCCGGCAGACCGGAAGTACTTCTTGATAGCGTCGGACTGAAGAGCCTTGCCCCACCACGACTTGTTATTTCCGGTGAGGTAACGACCTCCTCCGGGGGTGCCTAGTAGCAGATGTGCAAGCCCCAGTGTAGCACCCCCTGCCGCGACCCCCTTATCCCAGTCGCCCGTGCTGAATCCCGTGCCTGCGCCCACCAGAGTAGGAATGGCCGCACCCGTGAGTATGCGTTGCATCAGCGTGCGGCTCATTTCATCCTTGGGCGTACTGAATCTGTCCGCCGCAGCATTGATGGCCTTGTGATAGGGTGTCTCCGGGTTAGATCTTTCCAACCCTGTGAAGGCTTCCTGCACAGCCTCAGGACGCACCTGACCGCCCTTCGTTACCGCGCCCGCCTTTGCCGTCAAGTCCCGCATGCTCTCTGTACCGCCGTGTTCGGCAAGCCAACGGTCAAAGTTATTTCCCTTGGCGAGCCGCAGCGCATTCTCCCACTCATTCTGCACCGCCGCAGCGCCCACATCGGTAAGACCCTTACGCCCTTCACTTAAAGGATTTTGCATCTGAAGACGAACATCCATCGCAGACTTGGCAGGCGCGATGGTATTCACGTTTGGATTGAAGCCCGCAGGCGGACCGCCACCCGTGGCGAATGGAGGACCACCGGGATGCACCGCTGCCGCCGCATTGCCGACAGTGCGAACGTTGGGCCGCAGGGTGTTCGTAACCTCCAAAGCCAACCGATCAGCATCCGTTGCACGCATGAGCCGCTGCGGCATACCCGTCGTGGGAACATAGCCCTCACGAAGCTTGTTCGCCATGTCTCCTACTCGTTTCTCTGCTGCCTCCGTAACGCTTGGTGCAATTTCACGGACTGCATTGCCCGTGTTGCCCGTGTACATCTCCGTCACATCGCCGAGGTTTTGAGCGCGGGCCTTGTTGACGCCCTTTCCCACAAGTGGCGTGTCGCCAAGGAGATTGGTGAGTATCTTGATAGACTTATTGTCTGTAAGATTCTCAGCATTCAGTGTTGCGTTGGGAAACGCCTCGCGCACCCGCGCCAGTGTTTCCATTCCCTTCTTACCCACCATCTTGATTGCGGGGTTGACAATCCTACCCACCGTGCGGCCCACGACGTCTCCGCCCACACCGCTCAGCGCACCGACAGCGGCCTGCCCTGTAGGATCGTAGTTTTCATCGGGCGTCAGCACGCCCTGCGCCGCACCGACGGTAGCGCCGGGCGCTGCGAATTGAGCAGCCTTGGTCACTGCCCCTGCCACACCCTTGAGTTCTGGGAGCAACTTCGCACCCCTGACCACCGCACCTGTCGGCGCTGCCGCCATGATGGCTTGCGTGCCGTAGTCACCGATCATGCCGCCCGCAGTGCCACTCAGCTTCTTGTCCATCTCCTTCTTGGCTGCGGCTTCCTTGCTCAGTGCTTCCGAGTCGCCCATGCCGACACTCGCGGCAAGTTGCTTCGCGCCCAGTATGACGTCCGACGCAGCCTTGCCCGACCCGGCTGCAAGGTTTTCCAGGAAACTGCCCGTGCCACCCTGCTCACGGATTTTGGCGTTGTCGTCAGCAGTCTTCTTGCCGTAGACATACTCCTCTATCTCGTAGTCAGACTTGCCCGCAGCCTTCGCAGCTTCGAAGTCAAACTTCTTTCTCTGCTCAGGGGTAAGTGCCATGACTATTCCTTAAGAAACTTGTCCATCGGAACTTCATCGTTGCCCGTCACCCCACCCGTTCGCCTGAGATAGAACTGAACATCCGGATGCACGCCTAGCATAGCGTTCCGCTTGATGGCGTCTATTCTTTCACGCAACTGCTTCACGCCTTGCCGAACGCTGTCTTCTGTTTGGCCGAAGTTACCCGCACCCGCGACTTCCTGCACCTTCTTGATTTCCGTAGGCGTCGTGGCCTTACCGCTAGAATTCAAAGTTTCAATACGCGCCAGTGGCGCAAAGGTTGTCCTGTTAGCGAGTGCTTCCGAAGACACGGCATTCGTAACTCCCGTGGGCAGCATGTTCGCGAGTTTGCCGAAGCCCTTCAGCTCACCCTTCTTTGTGTTCTTAAGCATATTCTCTACACGCACGAGCGCCTGTTCGTAGTCCGCCAAGCCGGACTTGGTGAACTCATCCCGTACATCCTTGGCATCAGCAAGCAGTTTTTCCTCGCCCTTCTGGTTGCCGCCCCCAGAGGTTATCTTCATACGTGGGTCTGTGAGGTTAACCGCCGTATGATATGGCCCACCCGGTGTGATCCTAATATCACTCGGAAGTGGAGCAGCCTTTGGGGGCGTTGAAACAGGTGCCTGTGTAGGGGGGGTGCTTGGCCCTGCCGTTGAAGGCTGTACGGGGGCATTTGAGAGGGCTGCGGGGGCATTTCCAGGCACCGCACCCGGCACCGCAGGTCCGGCAAGCGTAGGTGGCGGCGTCGGGCCGGGAGGTTGCGATCCCATAGCCAGTATTTCGTCCTGAGTAGGCAACCGAGGACCACGCGTCAGTTGGTCCCACCGTTGCACGTATCCAGTAGTTTCCTTGTTGGTCGGCTTTCCTGCCGCTACTGCATCACCTGCCGCTTTCCCACCGTTGTAGTAGGCGACCTGCGCTTTTTCATTCCCAGGATAAAGGTTCTGTGCGTCCTTGGCGACCTGCGCCGCCATGAACGAGCTGTCCTTGGGCTTCGTTGGATCCAGTGGACGACCTTCGCGTTTGGAATACGCAGCCACGTTGTCCGGCGTTATTTGATGAAGCCCCCGTGCGCCTGCGGTGCTCACAGAATCTACAGGACTGTTCTCCAACTGCCGCCGCAAGGCGAGCGTACCAGAGGGTATCCCGGCACCCTTCTCTGCCTCTGCCTCCGCCGACTCTATATCCGAAGGTCCGGCGGCAGCGGCAGCGGGCTGAGGAGCAGGCGTCGGTGCAGCAACCGGAGGCGCAGCCGGAACAGGTGCCGTCGGTGCAGCAACCGGAGGCGCTGCTCCGCCCGGCGTCGGTACAGGAGGCACGGCTCCGGGTGCCGCACCCGGCACTTCTGGAATCTTGTTGAGGTCCAGTGTCCCGGTAGACGCACCCTGCGGAATGACCATTGGCTTCTCAGCATTGAGCGCCATTGACGTAGCATTCCGCCGGTCCAGACCGGGATTGTTCTTCATCAGAGCCTGAACGTTCCGCTCCAATGTGGTCGCCATCGGCCCCGAGATAGGTATCGGTGGCTGACCGGGAGTCTTGGATACGTAGGCGAAATACGGCTCACCCTTTTCATTGGGGATTTCCTTTATCTCGTACTCACTGCCCGTACCGGGCTTCTTCGGCAAGTACGACTTGATGATGTCTTCGCCAATGGACTGACCCGCCTTGCCGAACTGCAACCCTTCCATCCCGTACTTGATGAAGTCCTGCGGCAGCATCTTGCGACCGGCGCTATCCGCACGAAGAGCAGGCCCGCCCTCATCAGCACCTCCGGGGCCACCCATCTGCTCTGCACCGCCACCGCCGACCACCGGAGCCTGATCCTTTGGAAACCGATCTATCCAATCAGCAAGGTTTGCTTGGTTCTGTTTCTGCAGGTCCTTTTCTTCCGTGTCCGTCTGCTTGTCGGAGTACTGACCGGCAAGCACTTGCATCATTGGTGCGAGCGCATTCAGCCACGAACCCTGCGCGTTGGGATTCTGTAGCTGCATCCCCTTGCTGATGGACTGCTCTTGCAGCATCTGCGCCAGTCGGCGCTTGCGAGCAAGGCGTGCAGAAGCCTCGTCAAAGTCGCTAACGAAACCAGATGGCGCAGCGGGCGCTGCCGGGTAGTTAAGATTGCTAGACGATGCCATCACGCCTCCAGTGCTGCATTAACATGACCCAGTTCAGCCATGCAGTCCGCCCGTATCTTTAGAAGTCTGTACTCCAGCTCGTTGGCTACGCTCATGTGTGTCTTCTTTACGTACTCCAACTTGCGCCTGTTCTCGTTCAGGTACGCCGTGCAATGTTGGCAATCAAGCGACGTATTGAGGAATGGATAGTAAGTAGGGAGTCTGTCGCCCAGAAACTCCGCAACCTGTTTATCCGTCCAGTCTTCAATGGGGAACCAGTATTGAACTCCGTCTTCGGTATGTCCGCTGCGTATGGGCGATTTCTTAGTCTCGTCGTTACGCTGCCCGCGTATGACCAACGTGACGTTACAGTCCTTGACAGCATTTGCCAACGGAATCCAGATGTTGGCTGAACAGCACGAAAAAGGCGTTTGATAGCGATTGCTCCGGGTTGTGTCAACTAGCCTGCCGAGTTCCGTATCCCACACGGGCAGCAAATCTACTGGATAACCTGCCCGTGCAATCTGCGCGGGTTGGTCAGACCTAATTTCCATGAAATGTGGCACCAACCCCTTCACCACCTCCATCTGCTTTAGCGTTTCCGGGAATGCGTCCCCCGTGTTGACCCACGCCACTATCATGTCCGGCCAGTGCATCTCCAACATCCACAGGCACGCGAGGGAATCCTTCCCACCACTGAACTGCAACATCACATTCTTGTGGCCGTTGAACATCAGAACGCCATCAGCGCAGCGGAGCCTAGCCCCGCAATGCCTCCCATCATGTTGTTAGACGCGCCCATCTGTTGCTGATAAGCGTTCTGCGCTTGCTGCCCCTGCAACTGAGCTCCTTGCAGAATTGGCGTCGGCTGAATGTTAGTCGGCGTCATTTGTTGGAACTGTGGCTGATTGACCTGCGAACCAGAAAGCATAGCCATCAGCTCGTTGATTGGCATCTGACGCAAGTTGGACGCCTCCTGCAAACCCTGACCACGAGAGGCATTGGTGAGATTCGCATTGGCGAAAGCATTACTGATATCTTGTTGGTTCTGCGTGTTATTGAAGCCAGTCTGCGTCTGAAGCAGATTTGCATCGGCCTGCCGCCCCTGATTCCACAGGTTGGCAGCGTTCATGCGCATCCCCTGCTCCTGCTCTGCCGCGTTGCCGCCTTGGAGTATGGAGTCAAAGATGGCCTGCCGCATCTGGTCGCCCTGCTGCATCTGGAGGCCACCCGTTGCCTGCATCGCACCGGGTGACGTAGAAACGCCGCCCATATTGGCGATACGAGTATTGAGGGCATTGGTCTGCCGGTCCATCTGCGGCGCAGCACGGGAAATGTACTTGTCCCATGCCGTGTTTTCCATCTTGTTGCGAATGTCACCAGTATCACCGACGTCGTACACCTGACCCGGCAAGCCACTGAAGTCAAGGTTCTTACCACCTTGCGTATCCACCTGATACGCCATCGGCGGCAAGTTGCCGGTGTTCAGTTGTGAGCCGAGAGCGTTCTGCGCTGTCTGCAGTGCCGCAGGTCCAAGGCCGAGCAGCCCAGACTGTAACTGTCGCTGTTGATCAAGCCGTGCCTGATCCTCAGGGTTAAGCGTCGTCGTCTTCAGAAACGAACTGGGGTCGTTCGGATCACCCGTTAGGCGTGTTGAACCCCACGGTGTATCTTGATTCGCATTGTTGAGTTGATACTCAGCAATGGCAGTTTCCTTATTCGCCGCACCTTGCGCCTGCGCGGCTCCCGCATAGTCAGTCGGCGGCGGTGCTGATGGTTTTCCCATGTCAACTCCCTACGTAACCGCCGGGACCAAGCCCCGTGCGTTTCTGCATCTCGACGTAAGCGTTCTGCGCGTCAGTTACTTTCTGATACCACGCATCACTTGCAGCCTTCCCGGCGTCTTTCCCCGGCGGATTGTTCCGTAACTGATCCCACGCTGCTTTGTAGGGAAGAACGGCGGAATAATCCACAGGCTTGCCGTCCCAAGCCGGTAACGCGCCGACCGGCCCAGTGGACGATTTCAACTTTTCCATCGCCGTGTTGGTCGCAGGAGCTCCCGGCGGCGCGGGTGGCGGCGCACCCATCGCCGATTGCAACTTGGCCCAATCGACGCCGCCACCTCGAAGACTGGTCGGCGTTGACCCCGGCAGCGCACCTGTACCACCTCCGCCGCCACCGTGCATCTGCGCCATGATTTGTTGGAAAGTCAGGTTCGGGTTAGCCTTGCTCATCGCAAGTGCTGCGTCTGCGTCGGCTTGGCTCATACCGATACGGAGCATGTACGCCATCGAATCTTCACCGGGGTTAATCGGCGGCAATCCACCGGCACCGCCTCCGCCCGTTCCACCGCCCCCACGCTGATTTCCTTCCTGCGGCGTATAACGGAGCAGCCTATCCCCCGACTGCCCCCATGTCGTGTCGCCGGGCTTGTACTGAGGTCCCTGCTGCGCGAGCATCTGCGCCAGAGGATTGACATTACCCTGCTGCGGCGGCACGCCAGTCTGCATCCCTGTTGGAGCGTTATTTCCCAGACCTTGAGTTTGAGCTTGCTGCCACGGAGCAATCATCCCCGCCTGACCTTGCGGCTGCGGCGGCGTTCCGCCTTTCATTGGTGCCTGTTGCCCACCGAGCAACTGCATCAGCGAACCAACGTCCATTTGAGGAGTAGAAGCTGCATCCGGCATGTCAGTGTCCCCTGTGCTTGAGATTGGGCCGCAGATTGAGCCAACGGCAATCTTCCTTACGCATGACGTAAACGAGCATGTCCCCAGTTGGAGCCGCATCCTTCAACCGCGTCTCCAACTTGAAACCAATGTGCTCATCAAAACGCCGAGCTTCTAGGTTGCTCTCCTCAACCCACCCCGTCAACCGCTTGGCACCGCACTCCACGAACGGATAATGGAATGTGTACCAGAGAAACTCACGGTTCATCCAACGCCTGCTAGGCTCAGCGGCAACGTGGATGTTCATGTTCGCACCATTCCAGCCCTCGTACCACACACCGGCAAGAATTGTGATGGTGTTGGCCTCATCGTCCACATCCACCAGTGCCACGGCGCGTCCTGCAATGAACGCACCGTGCGCGTGACAGTGGGCATCCATGAATGGAGCCAGTTGCTCTTCACAACCCACCGCGATGCGCTTCACAGCACACCCCCTGTCTCCATCACAAAGTCCGTAGCAATCCAGAACGTGTCCGAGTTACAACGGATAACCAGAACCGCAGCCGCGCAATATCCCAACGCAGCGACTGAGTACCAGTTGCGAATGTTCTGCAAGCCTCCCGCCCACCGTGCCTGATTCCAATTGCTGCTATTCCATACTCCTGAGGGTTGAAGAGTTTGCGACAACGGAGGGTACGAAAGTAACGGGGAAACGGAAAAATCTGTGGAAACAGTGGCCCGAACGGCAGGAAGACCTGCCGCGTTGAAGATGGGCCGCATCATCACCCATCGTTTCTGCAACGCCGGTTGACCGAAGTAGTTGTACGCCTGCTGAACGGTGGCTGTGACAGGCATACCACCCTCTGTGGGACTGGAATCGTCCGTGCCGCCCGCCCAAGCGTGCTGAACCCTACCATCACTAGTGCCGAAGAAGATTTCTTCTTCCAGTAGACCAAATGTCGCAGCGTCGTAGCCCTGAAAGTTTGTCCACGCATTGGTGACTTGATTCATCACCCACTGCTTATTCGGTAGATTTGTTGTGGGGACATTTGTCACGAGCATTTGATAGCGACTGGACAGCACCATCTCCCAACCAAAGTTCTTGGAGTACAGCGTAACGTCATCCGACAGCCCAAGCATGATAATGTTGGATATGGCACCCGCCATTGTCATCTTAGACTGTGACAATATGTTGGACAGGGGAAACACACCGTCCTCACATATCACCAACAAGTCGGAGCCATACTTGAGAAGACACCGACGCGTGAACGTAGAACCGATATGGTAAGTTCCGACCAACGTGTAGCTTCCCGTATCGCCTAGCGTGGCCTCCGGGTCAAAACCAGTGAATACGGCAATGTCTCCTTCCGAAGAGACAAACACCGTATTATCGTTCATACCATCGCCAGACTCTGTGGCCCACGTACCGATGGCTTGCAGAAAACCGGCACGGGGAAACACCTCGCCCACACCGAAACGTATCACGGCACCGGCTATTTGATCGGTAGGCAGAAACCAAGCATTGCCCGTATCCTTTTCTACGAACCACAGTCTACGATGCACCAGTGCCACGTGAATCAACTTCTTTGGGTCAAACCCGACGGGACCTGTGATAGTCGCGTTCGCCCATACTCCGTTCGTACAAAGCTGCGGAGTATCTACACCGTTGACCGCCATAACGAAGGAACCAAACTGGTTAGTCATGCCCGTCCACTGCCAACGCGCATTGCCGAAAGGACCGGCAACAGATGCCTTCGCAGCACCGCCGATATTCGTGGTCGTAACATCGTAGAAAGACGTACCGGCAGCAGCGAACAGCATTTCCGTGCCGTCGGCCTTGCGGTACGTGATAAGTGTTTCTACGGGAGCGCCCAGACGGTCAACGTGCTTTGCAAATCCCTTGCGAACACGACAGCCGTACTGCATGGGAAACAAGTTCACCATACTGACGGCTTCGTTAGACTTCATCTCTGCGAGACTGTCACGCGCATTAATCCCACCCGTGGGCGCGGGCATAGCCATCGTTGCACTGACGGCTTTATTGGGAAGCGCGTAGACCGATTTCATATCGGCCAACTACCATCCGGTATATTGAAGACGCTAATCAGTGGAAGGTTCCTGTCACGCGCCATGGACAGAACAGGCGCACCACTATCTTGGGACAGCGCATCGTCCAGGTTGGCCTGAAAATCAGCAGCAAACGAAGAAGTGTCAAAGCCCTTGGCCTGAAAGAAGCGTAACTTTATTCCGCTTACCATCAAGCGATCATCGAAAATGCAGGAATCGTCGTCACGGGTCGCCTTGGGAATTGGCTGACCCACAGCCGTCATAGCCCACCACTTGCTAACGTAGAAGTAAGACAGTGTGGTGGAGGAAGAGCCCGGCACCGGCCAGATTTCCATGTTGTTGCCCACCAGACGAAACCGCTGCCGTGGACCGCCCGTCTGAATACCGGACTTGAGGTACTGCCACTGCTGCGGCGTATCGGGTCCCATAAGAGGCCAGTTACTGACCCGATCCCATTCCGTCTGGCTGATGGGCCGCGCAAAGTCTTCCGGAACGGGATAGTTCACCTGCCCGGCTACCGTGGCGAAAGAATACTCCCTAAACAGCTGACGCCAGACCCGGCGTTTGACGAGCATTTCGCCAGTCGTGTTGTACAGCGCACCTAGCTGTATCGCTGTAAGGTCGTACGCGTTGCCGAAAACCGCAGGCGGCGACGGCAGGCCGACTTCACTTGCGGCGGTTTGAACGATCTGTAAGATTGGAGTCAGTGCCATCTATCTGCCTCTGCATTTGCTCGAACCGTTTGTCGTTCTCGGCCAACCTCGCCTCGAGACCAGTTATCTGCTGTTGCAGCCGCGCATTTTCCTCCGTCTTCTTCAGAAGCAACGCACTGTCCTTCGCCGTTTCCAGAAAAGCAAGGGCTTTCCGCTGCAATTCATGGAAGTTCATGACCTTGTGACCGTGTTGGTCAGCCAGTGTTGACAGCTGCTCCACGGTGAACACGTTCAGATAAGCCAACTCCTCCGCCTGACCTCGAGTAATGACGGGCCACTCCCGAAGCGGCATACCCGGCGGCGTTTCTGCGTCCCCCTCCATCTTCTGGAAACGCTCCCAGACCTTGGCGAAACGGAGCTTGTGCTGTTCCGTAGCGGGCGTATCGACAATGGTGTTCTTATCCCCCGGAACAATAATCCGCACGAACGGTACATTGTCAAATACCGGATGTCCTTCCGCTTCGGACCTAAATTCATTCTTGCGCGTACCCATGTAGAACTTTACGAACAGCTTTTCGTCGCCTTCCAGCTCTTGACCCTGCATCATGTCCATTTGGTCACTCTCTCTAGTGAGCAGTTTGAAAAAACGGCGCGGGTGGAGGACCCGCCCGCGCCGTCAGGAGAACCCCCTGCGGAACTAGGGGGTGACAGCGTCCGCCGACGTGAGCCAGACGTAGTCGCCGGTGACAAGCGCGACCGGCGTATCGTTGGTCCACGTGTTCCCCGCCGCTGCCGCGACGGTTGAGCCATTGGTGATGCCCGCCGTGCCTCCGGCAGCGATGCCGGTTGCGCCGACCTTGCAGAACATGGCGATATTGCGACCACCCGTTGCGCCGGGAACGGCGTGAACCGTTGTACCCAGAGCGAAGGGGGCTTGCCGATCGTAGATGGCGTTGCCTGCCGCGTTGACTCCATCGAGCACGGGCTTGAACACCGAGTTGAGGTTGACCCCAATGAGCGGGGTTGATGCTGTGGGCATGTCGTTCTCCTTGTCTGCGGTTGGGGGACTGTTACTCGGTCAGGATACCTTGGAACTGCAGACCGGAAGACGTGAGGTTGCCCGCCCATGCGAGCAGTTGCACGACGGCGTCCTGATTGTTGCTGTACCGCTTGCTCGGGTCGAGCGGCACGAAGTTGCGGTCCCGGTGCGGACGCAGGAAGATGTACTTGCTGTTCAGGAAGTACGCCGTCTTCACCGGAGCGAAACCGCCGATGCCGCCGTCCAGTACGACATCCGCCTGCATGTACTGCACGGACGGGAAGCCGAGCTTCGCCATGCCGGACTCCGTGAACCTCTGCATGTTCTGCAGCGAGGCCATGTAGAAGCCCCAGTAGGCGTTGTCCACCATGATGAGGTCGATGTGGTCCGAGCCTCGGCAGGTCTTGGCGTACAGCTGATTGAAGTAGTTCTGGATGTTCGCTGCCGTCGTGGCCGCGCCGCCGTTCGCAACTGCCGCGAACACTTGGTTGCGCCAGAACGTCCACGTAGCGCGATCGATGCCGCCGTAGACACCCGTGGCCGGGTTGGCGACGACTGCCGCTCCGAGACCGGTGATTTGCTTTCCGCCCGCAGCCGTACCGTCGCTGTAGATGCCCGCAGCGATAAGGTTCGCCATCGAGTCTTCGGCGACCTTGACGCGGGCCTCCATCAGATCGATGATCTGTTCCTTGCTGGAATTTTGCAGCATTTCCAGCCCGGACATGCTGACGGGGCAGGCCGCTTGCTTGATGTCGAACTGCGCGGCCGAGAGGACGTCCGCAGCACCGATGGGCAGGGCTTGATAGCCAGAATACCAACCGACGTTGCTGTTTTCCTGGAACGACAGTTCCTGTAGAATGACGTTGCCGCCGGAGAACGGCTTGACGTTCCCGGCTGCGTTCATCTTGACGAGTACCGCGTTGTTCTTCGTCACGTTATCGGAAACTTTGCCGGTACGTGACTGGATGGTGGTCGCAACCACATCCGAGATTGCGGGGTTGGCGAAGGCCATGAATTACTCCTAGAGTCGGTGATGAGGTGGTGAACCCATGCCTCAGCTAACTGGGTCTCATCGACTGCTAGGACTAACTGGCCCCCTCTCTCTATCGGGGTGTCGTCCAGTGAGGCGTGCCGACGTATAGTGGCACGCCCCGGTAAAAATTGCAACCCCCCTACAGACGATCTACGTTGCCTTCAAACGCTCGTACAATCGTATCGTGCAACGACTCGTCACCATTCGCTGCCGGGGCCATTGCTCGCCCGCCCGGAACACCTGTTACGGACATATTCGCCGCACTGTTTCGTTGGCGAGCATTGAGCTGCGAGGCCGCTTCGCGCCGTATGATTTCAGCACGCACCTCGGGCACGATACCCACCGACATGTCATACGCCTGCCGAAGAGTAGTAGCAATCCCCTGCCCCATCAACTGTCCCATCGCTACGCGCACCTGTGGGAAGAACTCGTTAATTGGGTCATTGGCAAAAGCATTCATCTC